TATTCTGATGGAACTAATGTTGAAAAAGTAAATGAGTACAGAAAATGGAGAGTAGTATCTGCAGCTGAAACGGTTCAGGCTGGAGCTCAACTTTTAGTAAACACAAGTGGTGGAGGAGTAACAATAACGCTACCTGCCTCACCTGCAACTGGCGATGAAGTGCATTTTGTCGATCAAGGTTATGATTTTAATAGTAATGCATTGACGGTTGGAAGAAATGGATCTAATATAGCTAACGCAGCATCTGATCTCACGGTCAATACGCAAGGCGCAGCTTTTGGATTAGTATTCTCAGGCGATGCTACAACAGGGTGGACTTACACGGAGAAATAATATGTCAAATTACGAAGCAACAAAATACGATTTCGATGGAGCAAACCTTACAGGTATCGAAGGTATACCTACAGCAACTATTGTGCCGTGGTCTTCTGCTTCAGTACCATCAGGTTTTTTAGAGTGTAATGGTGCAGCGGTTTCAAGATCAACTTATGCTGCATTGTTTGCAATTGTAGGTACAACTTATGGAGCTGGTGATGGTGCATCTACTTTTAACTTACCTGATTTGCAAGATAATGTTGCAATAGGTAAATCTGGAACCAAAGCTTTAGCATCTACAGGTGGAGCAAACACAGTTACTTCAACTGGAAACGTTGGAGGCTCAACAGCTAACGCAACTTTATCAACAGCACAACTTGCATCACACAGTCACTCAGTACCAACTATAAAAAATCCTACAACGGGTGGGTCTCAGACACGATCTGAGAATGCGGGAGGTAGTAATTCAGCCATCAATACAAATAATACAGGTTCTGGACAAGGTCACTCTCACAACATGAGTGCAACTTTTACAGGGGATGCAACCTCTGTTGTTCAACCTTATTTAACAATTATTTATATTATAAAAACATAGGAGAAAATATGGCAACAAACGCATCATGGACAGTGGTATTCGAAGATAAATGCATAATTAAAAATTTTGCAGAAGGTGCATCTGAAGGTGTTGGATATATAATTTCTGATAATGATTTTTGGGGATTATCTAAATGGAGCAACATTTGGGCAATTCAATATGGAACTGCTAATCCTAGCGACACTGTAGAATACAGAGATGGAACTCCTCACTCTACTTGGGAAGATGCTAATTTAGGTGACTTTCAAGATTTCATTGATAGATGGGATGCACATCATTTATCTGTTTTACAATCTGATTGGGATAACAATAACGTTGATGGTGAAAGCGAAGCTGATAAGATTTCTAGACTAGGCCCAAGACCAACTTCGTATTCATCGTAACATCATCCAAGAAGTTAAAATGTATTTTTCACCTGATAAAGGTGGATTACCTCTATGTATATATGGAAATGCAGCAGGCCAGAAAACTATTCTACCTGTTTTAGGTTTTACTCTTTTTGAAAAATGTAAAAATTCTGTTTCTCCACCTTCCTCAACATCATTTAAATATACAGAGAAAACAAAAGCTCTAGGTTCATTTTCAAAACCTTTATTATGTTCTATATGCCAAACGTGATAACCTTCTGTAGGTAAAGTTTTTTGTATTTTTAAACAAGTAAAATGAAAAGGCACTCCATAAGCTTCATCAGCTCCTGTGTTTTTTACATAATGATTCCAAGCTAAATTAAGATTTAACATCATTGGTTTTAAGTCTTCCCACCAAACATCTATGTTATTTCCAAAAGCAAAAAATTGTTGATCTTGTTTTTGTAATATAGATGCTTTTTCTCCACCTATTCTATTAACTGTATTATTAAATTTATTTTGATCTTCGTATAATCTAATCGCTTTATTACATTCTTGTTCAGTAATGTAATTATCATATACTCCAATAAAGTTAGTTATGTTTACTGTTTTTTCTTTCATTTTTATCCTTTATTTTTTTATTAAATTCAAAATGATTCTTTTCCGTAATGTTGAATATTAAACTATATCTGTTTTCTTTTTCATTAGACATATCAAAACCATGTAATATTTCAGGGGGAAATATATAATAATCTCCTGGTTCAGGAGCTATTCTTAAATTTAATTCAGGTAAAATTAAATCACATCCTTTTGTTAAATATAAAATACCATGCACACAAGGATGAGTATGATAGTCTAAACTATCTCCTGGTTTTATTTCATTTCCCCAAGCATTACTAATAACATTTTTTTCTAAAAAATATTCAAAAATTTTGGGGTGGGTAGTTTGATGAGTATTTATTAAAAAAGCTATGAAACCATTAAAATTTTCATTGTCTACATAATGATTCCAATCAGTCATGCCTCCCTTTACATTAGTGTAATTCTTCATAGTAGGGTCTAAATTATTTTTTACATCTAATATAAAATTATGAATTATATGAGGATATGGATAATTCCCATGTATTATATTTACAGTTCTGGGATAAGTAATTGTTAAACTATTTTTAACCTCATTTAACTTATTATTTTTGGTCAATATAGTAATCATTTTCTGACTTTCATTATTTGTACAATTATTATATAACAAATTATATGCTACAAAAATTAAAATTCAAGGCAGGATTTAACAAACAAGACACAGAATCAGGGGCAGAGGGACAATGGACTGATGGTGATTTTGTTAGATTTAGATATGGACTACCCGAAAAAATAGGGGGTTGGCTACAATTAACAGCTGCTCAAAAAACACTGCCCGGAGCTGCCAGAGCACAAGTTGCATTTTCAAGTTTTGCTGGTGAGAAGTATGCTGCCATAGGCACATCACAAGGTTTGTTTTTATACTATGGTAATGACTTTTATGACATCACACCTTTAGATACGGCTATCACTGGAGGTACTTTAACAACTACTAATGGATCTAATGTTGTAACTATAAATAAAGGATCACATGGATTGGCAGTTGGACGATACGTAACTCTTTCTGGAGTCACGGTTACAGGTGCATCTGATTTTACAGCAGCAGAATTAGAGCAACCTTATGAAATATTAACCACTCCTGATATAGATAAATTTACCGTTCAAGCTTCGAGAAATGAAGGTGGCACAGGTATGACTGCTGCAGGAGCGGTGACCGTAAATCCTTATGTTGAAGTAGGACCAACTACTCAAACAACAGGTTATGGTTGGAGTACATCAACTTGGAATACATCTACATGGGGAACTGCCAGAGCGACCAGTGACGTAATTTTAGCTCCAGGAAACTGGAGTCTTGATAACTTTGGTCAAGTTTTAGTTGCAACTATATTTAATGGTAAAACTTTTACATGGAATGCAGGTGCATCAAACGCTAGAACAATAAGAGCATCACTAACCACATCAGGTTTTGCAACCGGTAATAATCCCACTGCCACTAGGTTTACATTAGTATCAGATCGTGACAGACATTTATTTCATTTTGGAACAGAAACAACTATTGGTGATCCAACAACTCAGGATCCAATGTTTGTAAGATTTTCTAATCAAGAAGATTTAAATACGTATACGCCAACAGCCACTAACACTGCAGGCACATTTAGATTAGACACAGGAAATGAAATACGAGCAGCCATACAAGGTAAAGACTATGTGTTTGTTATAACGGATCTTGCTGCATATGTTATTCAGTTTGTAGGACCACCATTTACATTTAGTGTTAGACAAGTTGGTACTAATTGTGGATGTATTGGACAACATGCAGCCACCTTCGTAAATGGTGCTGTATTTTGGATGGGATCACAAGGTGGATTTTTTGCATTCGATGGTACGGTAAAATCATTACCATCACTTGTAGAAGATTTTGTGTTTACTACTGATGGAGATAATTTAGGATTAAACTTTAATTCAAGTGACGTTATTTTTGCAGGGGCTAATAATCTATATACTGAAGTAAATTGGTTTTATCCAAAAGATGGATCTGACCAAATAGACAGATGTGTTACTTACAATTATTCAGAAAATTGTTGGACAACATCATCGTTAGATAGAACAACATATCAAGATCAAAGTGTATTTGATAATCCTTATGCTACAGATTATGGAGACACCGATACTCCTGTATTTCCTGGCATATTAGGAATTACCAATAAATACGGAGCTAGTATTTATTACGAACATGAAGAAGGCACAGATCAGGTTAATAGTTCTGGAACAACAGCTATTCCTGCATTTATTAGATCTGGAGACTGGGATATAACATCTAGACGAAGCGCCTTGGGTCAGGCAACAGGAGTTGCTGATTATAGAGGTGATGGTGAATTTTTCATGGCTGTTAGACGATTTATACCTGATTTTAAATATCAAGAAGGTGATGCTAAAGTAACATTGTTAGTCAGCGCATATCCAGACGATGTGGCTGTTAGTTCTCCACTCGGACCCTTTACAGTTACGTCAACAACTGATAAGGTAGATACTCGAGCTCGAGGAAGACTTGTATCTATTAAAATAGAAAACGATGGTACAGGTGAAACCTGGAGATATGGCACACTAAGATTAGACGCACAACCGGACGGAAGAAGATAATGGAATTTCAAACTATAGTAAACCCTGATGGAACAATACAACTTGTACCTGTAGATGATTCAACTAATTATCCATTTAGATCTATGGTAGACATGGCAGGAGATATTAATAATTTTTCTCCTATGAATACAAGCACACCATTTAATAATCCTGTAGCACCAGTTCCTCCTGTTTCTGCTTCCACTATGTTTCAAGATTTATATTATCCTAATTCAGGCATCATGAATCAAGCACCTGGTAGATTTTTAGATGATGCTGGTCTACCACCAATCGATACTTCTTTTGGTGTTGCTAATGAACCAGATGATGAAGAAGATGTAGACAAAGCTAAAGAAACTAGAAGTGGTATTACATCATTAATTAATTTTTTAGGTAATATTCCTACGCCATTTAATTTATTAAGAAGAGGAATAGAGTCTTTATCAGGATTTAATCAAAGATTACGTGCTACTGATTTTGGTCAGTCAAGTAGTTTTGCAGATTTTTTAAGAAGACGAAGAGATAGAAGAGCAAGAGAAGATGCTGCACGAAGAGGAGCAGATAAACAAAGAATTCAAAAACTAAGAGAATTTAATCAGGGTGCTGCACAATACTTTGGTGGTGGAGGTGATGATAGACCTGGAGGCTTTGGCCAAGGTGCAGGTAGTTTTAGAGAATCAGACCCAACAGCAACGGAAGGTAGCTTCTAATGGCTAAAGTAACAAACTATATACCTGAACCAAAACTAGAATACGATGTAGAGAATCAAAGACAAATACTAGAGTCTTTAACTACACTACAAAATCAATTAAATTTTTCTTTTCAACAAGATTTAAAAAACGAACAAGACGCTTTTAATTACTTTTTATCATGAGTATAAATTATGAAAATCAAGGTTTTAAACAAACCGGCACAGGTAAAACCACTGTGCTTACTTGCCCTACAGATGGAACGATTATAGTTAAAAGTATTTATTGTGCTAACAATGATGCATCATCAGCTATTTTAGTAAACATGAATCTTGTTGACTCATCAGATTCTAACACTGAATATGAATTTTTTAGAGATGACATAGCCGCTAAGACTCAAGTAAATGCTACACCTCAGGGCTTGAATTTAGAAGCAGGAGATGCTATAACCGTGCAAGCAGCTACAGGTAGTAGTAAGATACAAGGCCTGATAAGTTATGCTTTAATAGATAGAAGGAATGAAAACGGATAATTTACCAAAGATAGATTGTACAACTATAGTAACATATAGAAATACAAAGACTGGTGAAACATATAAAGAGAAGAAAGAAGGACCTGATATTGTACAAGACGTTACCGTTCAGGTAACTAATAAAGGTTTAGAAGTCTTCCAGAAAGTGATGAATGATACTAAAAAATCAAAACCCTAAAGGCGGAACAGAACTACAATTCGAATATTTAGAAAAATATGTCGATAAAAATTTATTAGATCAGGTACAGATTTGTACTTCGGTGCCAGAAAAAATACCTCTGCATCCAACAAAACCAAATATACTTTGGCAAAAAAATTCTTACGATCAACCTAATTTAGCTCCTTGGTTTACTAACCCGGCTAATCATAATAAATACGACTGGTATGTTTTTAATTCACATTGGACATACGAAAAATTTAGATATAATTTTAATATACCCACCAACAGATGTGTAGTAATTAAAAATGGTATTGATAAAATAGAAAAAGCTAAACCATACCAAAAAGGTCAACCTATAAAAATAATACATCAAAATACGCCTTGGCGTGGTTTGTCCGTGTTATTAGGTGCAATGCAATTAGTAAAAAATCCTTTAATTACTTTAGATGTATATTCGTCTACAGAAGTTTATGGTAAACAATTTTATGATCAAAACGATCATGAGTATCAACAGCTTTACGAACAAGCACATAAATTACCTAACGTTAATTATCTTGGTTATAGACCTAATCAATACATAAAAGATAATTTAAAAAATTATCACATGTATGTTTATCCAAGCATATTTGAAGAAACATTTTGTATATCTTTATTAGAATGTATGGCTGCAGGTTTATATTGTATTGTCAATGACTTTGGTGCTTTGTATGAAACAGGAGCAGAATTTCCAATGTACATACCTTACGATTCTAATCACAGAGCGATGGCACAGAAGTTTGGCTTTGGCATAGAACAAGCATCACACACTTTAGATAACAAACAAATACACGATCATTTAGATTCTCAATCTAGATACGCACACATTTATTACAACTGGAATAAAATAGCTATGCAGTGGACAACATTTTTAAAAGGAGTGATTAGTGCAAAATCCTAATAAGCCTATTTGGTTTAACGAAGATACTTATCAAACTATTCAACAGTCTACTAGTAAAGCTGAAGTAATAGATTTATCTGATCCTCAACCAGAGTCCAAATCGCCTTGGAAAATTATGGTATGCACTCCTGTGCATAGTGAGTGTTCTATTCACTACACACAGGCACTATTAAAATTTCAACAAGATTGTTTAATGAGAAAAATATTAGTTAGCTTTACTTTAATGAAATCGTCTCTAGTTACACAAGGTAGAAACTTATGTGTAGCTGAAATGTTAAATCATGAAGATGGATATACACATTTATTATTTATTGACTCTGATATTGATTTTGATTTTGCAACTATTGAGACAATGTTAAAAGCAAATAAAGATGTTATTGCCTGTCCATATCCAATGAAGTCATTAGACTGGGATAAGATATTTGAAGAAAAAGATAAAGCTCAGGATAAAGATCAACTAAGAAGACCTGGATATACGTTTCCTATAAAACTAGAAAATCAAAATCAAATACATTCTAATGGTGGTATTGTAGAGGCAACTCACGCTCCTACAGGCTGTATGTTAATTAAAAGAGAAGTATTAGAAAAGATGATTAAACA